ATCGCGCCGATCAGCAGTTCCACCTTGTCGCCGTGGTCGAGTTCCTTCTCGCTCCAGAAGAACGGGATCCCCGACTTGTCGGAAGCCGCCAGGGCCTCGCCAACGGCCTGGCCACCCAGCAGGATCGCCCGGTCCACCGCGAAGGTGGTGCCGAAGCTCGCCGGCACGACGCAGCTCGATTCCACGTCGGTGGAGTAGCTGCCGGAGTACTTGATGGTGTCGCCCGCGTAGAAGCGGATCGGCTTGGGCATCTTGACAATCAGGATGCCATTCCAAAGACCCACATCACCCAAAAACAGCGGGTGATCCTTGGCCAACCGGGCGCGTGCATACGCATTCGCCTGGAAGCTGCGGAAGTCCGCGTTGGTGGCGAAACCGCTGTACTGCGCAGGCGACACCAGCGCCACGCGGATCGGGCTGTCGGTGGCCGCCAGGTCGCCATCGAACTCCACCGGGGGCGGCGGCAGCGCGATCTGGTCCATCCACGCGCGCAGCGAGTCCACCACGCTCATGCTGAACATGTCGGTGGTGGCAATGGTCAGGTCGCCCGCATTGGGGATAACCTCGCTCACGCTGCCGGCGGCTGCCACCAGGTGGCGGTTCTTGGTCGGGGCTTTCACCTTGTTGACCATGATCTGGCTGAACCGGGGGTCGGCCGCCAGCGGCACGCGCCACTCGATCTTGTTGTCGTGAAAGCCGCGCGCGCCCGCCAAGTGAACGAGAATCGACTGGTCGATGTAGTCGTTCATCAGCTGCTGCGCCTTCGGGCGGCCCAGGCGTCGCATGTCGTAGGGACTGCGAATCTGGGTCATGGTGTTGCCCATGTCGATCGGGAAGCGCGCCTGGTTCACGCGCAGGCGATCCTCGGAGAACGACATGCCCACGCCCTTGCCTTCGGCGTACTCGCTGCCCATGATCGGGTAGCCGCTGATCGGGTTGTCCAGGTGGAAGGTGATCTCGTCACCCTTGTTCTTGGACAGGTCGTCAGCGCGCACGATCGGCATCGTCGGCTTCGACTGGCGCTTGGCGCCAGCGATCGCGTTCTCGATCGTCGGCATCTTGCCGGTCAGTCGGTTCAGCGTGGTGTTGCGCTGCATGCAGGTGTGGAACACGCCCACGGCCTGCTGGATCATGGCGCCGGCTGCACCGGACGCCACGTTGGTCTTGCTTTCAGCCATGATTGGCCTCCTTCAAAGTGTTCGGCCCCGAATGAACGGCGCCCGTTGGGGTCACATTTGCTTGTTCAAATAGGCCTCGATCTGCGCCGGACTCATGTTTTCCATGGCCGAATACAGTTCTTGACCACCCAAGCTCGCCATACGCTCTTGCGGACTGAGCCCATCCGCGCGCCCGCCGGGGATACCCGACAAGCTCACAGGGGGCTCGGCCCGCGCGGACGCTGCGGCGGCCTCTGCCTTGGCCCGATCAGGGGCCACGGCCGTTGGAGCTGGTTTGCCGGACGACTTCACAAAGGCGTCGAAAACCTCGACGATTTGCTCGGCCGATCCGCCCTCTTGCGGGTCGAACAGTTGCCAGTAGGCATTGCGCACCACGCTGGGTTGCGCATCCACCCAGGCCTTGAACTCCGCGCTCTGCACGATGCTGTCGGCATTCGGGTGCGCCTTGTAGATGGCGTCGTAGTGCGCCTGCGCCTCGCTTTGCTGCTGCTTGGCCTGCAGCGGCTCCATGGCCTTGTTGACCTGGGCCGCCACCTGCTGCGTCACCAGCTTGGCGATGCCGGAAGCCAGGGCTTCCTCCGAGAAGTCGCCAAACAAGCCCGCATCCGCGCCCGCCTCGATGGCGGCTTCTGCTTGCGCCACCATGTTGTCGGTCTTGGTCGGGGCCTGGCCGGCATCGGCTCGGGCCTGCGCTTCGCGCTGCAGCTCGGCCAGCTGTTGCTGGGCGGCTTCTGCCTGCGCTCGCCAGTGCTGCTCGCCTTGACGGGCCTTCTCCAGTCGGTCGTAGGGGATGGTGTGAACACCGTCCTTTGCCAGCACCACGGCCTTGGCTGGGTCGATGTCCGCCTCATCCGTTGTGCCTGCCTCGCCGCCGTTGTTGGCTTTGTCTTGGCTTGCTGCCTGCGTTTGTTCGCTCTGATCTTGGGTCGTCGTGGTGCTCTTGTCGTCCGTCGCAGCGGTGATCGCGGGCGCGTCACCAGATTCCGGTTTCCCGGTATCGCCCTGCTCCGCCATGGCCAAAGCCTGCGAAGCCTGCTCCGGCGTCAGTGCGCCGTCGATGTCTGCAAAAAAGCTCTCGGTTGTTGCCGTCATGCTTGTCCGCCACCTATCGCTGTGGCCGCAAAGGACAACCGCATTCAAGGCTTGGGCTTGCGCCCGCACCCATCCAGCAGCGGGTGCCGGGTCTTTCGATCCGGCGGTTCACGACCGGCTCGTCGCCGGGCGCTTGGCGGCAATGTCGCAGTGGCGCAACGAGCCGGCAAACCCTACGCGGGGTGATTTGGATGCGGCAACAAAAAGCCGCCCGAAGGCGGCGAAGTGCTGTGGGGCACGAGGAGAAATCAGGTCGCCGGCATGGCCTCGATGTTGTCCGACGTGTGCGCCGTCTCGATGCCCTGCATGCCGGTATCCGGCTGCTGCGGCACCGGAGGAAACTCGGGGCTGGTGTTGGTGTGCACCTGGGCGATGTCCGGCTGTGCATTGGCCGCAACAGGTACTCCTTGCGGCGTTGGGAAGTTCGGGTCGGCTCCCATGGGGTTGGGCCGCTGGTATCCGGCGCCTTGCATGATCGCATCGGCTATTGGCGCGATCTGAGGGTTCATCGCCACCTGCGCGCCGCCCTGCATGGCCGAGAACGCCGCCTGCACACCGGTCTGCACCGCCTTGGCCATCAGTTCCTTGATCTGCGCCTCGCTCAAGCGTTCCTTGATGTCCAGCTCGCGCGCCTTCAACTCGTTGCCGGCCTGCTTGAGCGCATCCTGCACTGCCTGCTTGATGCGCTGCTCGATCTGCTCGGGTGATTCCTGCGCCGATGCTGCGCGCAACGCCTCGACCAAATCTCTTTTGAAGGGCACGTCCATAAGGCTCGCCAAGAACGGCATCGCCGCCGCCTGGTACTGCGCCGGCAGGCTCTTGATCGCCTCGCTCATCGCGTTGAGCTGCTGGCCGCGATAGGTGTTCGTGCTCGGCACATCCTCCAGGCCAACTTTCAGCACCGTGCGCTGCAAGTCGTTGGACAGGTACTCCAGCCCGGTCACTGGGTCAATCTCGGGCTGATTGATCGTCACCGTGCGGTCAGCCGTCACCGCATCCCCTTCGATCACGACCGTCACAGGCTCCTTGCCCATGTCCTGCACGATCATGCTCATCAGCAGCTCGCCTACCTGCGTGCGCGCGCGCTTGAAGTTGCCCGTCATGTGCGACAGCGACTGGTTGGCCTGCTCGACCTGGGTCTGCTCCTGAATCCCGCTGGTGGCCGTGCCGCGCCGGCCCGAGAACGCGCCCGATGCCGCCGGATTGATGCGCTCGATCGAGTTGCGGGCGTTCTGCAGCTGCTCCAACTGCTGCGCGTTGGCCTGAAAGTCCCGCTTGACCTCGAACTTCGCGCCCGGCTGGGCCATGTGCTGCGCATCGAGCACGATGTCCGCGTCCGGCCGTGCCACCGTGCGCCTGAAAACGTCATCCGCCATCGCCACCGCGCCCTTGGTGCGCTCCGTGCGGTACGAACTCATGCCCCAGCGCAGCCGAGCATTGCCATTGTTCAGGGTGTCCTGCTGGTCGATCAACCCGCGCACGTAGCCAAAGGGCACGCCCGTGCCGTCCTCGCGGAAGCCCCAGAACGGCACGTAGGGGAAATGCCGGTGGTTGTAGATCGTCGGGCCATCGAACAAGCAGTGCGGCCCCAGCCAGTAGCTGCGGCGCACCCTGGGCACCGCCGCGCGCATGTGCTGCACGCGGCCATTGGCCAGCGCGAAGACGTGCGCCGGGTTGTTGGCGTCGTACTCCACCACGCGCCCATCCGGGCTTTTCAGCACCACCACGTCCGACCAGCGCCGATACCAAAGCTCGGACACGCACACTTCCTTGCTCACCGGGTTGAACCAGCGGTCTTCCATCCGCGTCCACTCGCGCGCGATGTTCCATGCCCGGTTCAAGCCCGTGCTGCCGCCGCCGTAGCCCGTCTCGTCATACTCGGCCCACCAGTTGATCCCGGCCCGGCCGTAACGGCGAATCAGCTCCTTTTGCTCAGGGAACACCCGCGCCAGCCGCGACGGATGCAGCCAGCGTTGCCGACGCAGCCAGCGCGCGTCGCTCAAATCGTCGCGCGTGCTCGTCCAATCCCAGTGAATCTCGTTGCGATGCACCGCCTGGCACTGGTAGGCGTAGTCGAACGGGTCGGCGTTGCGCGCCACCTCCACCCAACCGATGCCCACGGCGATCTGCGTGTAGAACGCCGCCGAGCACGCATCATCGGCGTGGCTCTGGCGCTCGGCCTCATTCAGCCGGAAGTTGATCGCGTCCGCCACGTCCTGGCCGCCCTGCTGTCCGTTGGGCGTCACCCGCCAGTCCGTGCGCGTGGCCACCTCATAGCCGCGAATTCCCTCCAGCGCAGCGCCGATCAGGTTCTCCATCGTCGTTGGGATGCCCTGGGCCTTCATCGCCCGGATCAGCTCGGTGTCCAGCTGATTTCCCTCCGCGTAGTCCATCTCCTTGTCCGCGTCGCGGCGCCAGGAGCGCGGCTGCGCCTCGATTTCCTCGACGATCTCGCGGTACTCGGCCAGCGTCAGCGGCACGTTGCCATCTGGCGTGTCCACGGGGTCGAGTTCGGGGTTGTTGTCGGTCATGATCGCTCTCGTCAAACGAACGTCGGCTCAGGCGCCTCGGTATACGTGCTGGCAGCCGCTGTTGGCGCTGGGATGCCTTGAACGAAAGTCATGGCGATGGCGTCTCCTTTGTCCGGGCTGCGCGACAGCGCCTCTCGAATCTCGTCCTTGCTGCGCATCTGCAGTGCCGCCACCTTGCCCATCGTCACCACCTTGTAGCGAACGGCCGTCAGATCACCCAGCAATTCGGGGTCGGGCGGCAGCGCGATCTTGTCGGCATTGGTCGGATCAAGCGCCTCGCGCAGCAGCCAGTACATCTCGGCGCGCCGGTTCCTGAAACGCAGGTTGCCGGCCTTGGTGATCGCGCCCGACGCCTCCGACCCGTTGACAGCCAGCACGTTCAGGTTCAGGCCCATCATGAAATCGAGCGCGCTGGAGCCGATGCCGATGCTGTCCACGCAAATGCAGGCGCCATTGCGCACAAGCGGGACGACAAAGCCCGCTGTGGTCGGGCCATCTTTGGTTACTGCGCCCGGCGCGGTCACTATCTCGTCAAACCACTGCCCATGCCGCCTAGCCACACTGGTCTTGTCTGCTCCACCTCGGGCGGGGTCCAGGCCAAGCGCGGTCATCTCGCCCTTGGCGTCGCGCGGCGTCCAGCGGGCCATGGCGGCCTTCACCCATTCCGTGGGTATGGCCTGCCAGGCTGGGTC